TTCCCTGCGCATCACAGGGAACGAAATCGGCGCGCTTGGCGTGAATCTCGTTGTAAGGGAATACCCGGCCGTTCTTGGTGTTCTTCAGGAACAGGGGTTTCGGCCCTTCGAGTTGTACTGCATGAGTCAGACTCATAAACGTACCTCCAAAAAGAACGGGGCCCGGAAAGGCCCCGTTATGGTTTCAACCCACTTACAGTCAGGTCGGGTCAGGCAGTTGGCCACGCATGTCGAGCCACTTCGACACCACACGGAAAACGGCGGTGTCCAGCGCGGCGTTCGCCAACAGGCTGAACGTCACGTCGGCTGCCGTGATGTAGCCGGCGGCGGAACCAAGGATGGAATTGACCTCGGCGGTGCCCGCATTGCCGGACTGCCAGAGAGTGCCGGCAGAGGCATTGAGGTCGACGCCGTCGATCAGCGAGTCAACGTCGGTACCGGTAACACCGATATCGGCCGTTGCCGCGCCGCCCTCGGCGGTCAGAACCTCGACCGCGGTGGACAGGTGCACGAGGCCCTTGGGGATATCGAACAGCGCGTGAGACTCGCCGCTGGCGAGGTTGTTCGCTGCGCAGTCGATGATTTCCTCGAAGTGCAGGACAGCCGGGGCGCTTGCCGCCGGACCGCTGCGATTCGCGGTGAAATCAGGAGCAGTATCAGCCATAAGTAAATCCTCTATTTCATGAAGTTAAGGGTGAAACGGGGTGGTTTCCCACCCCGTCAGGCCCGGTTACGCCTTGTAGACGTAGCCGTGGGCGATGGACTCGCCCTTGATGACCTTGTAGCCGAACACCTGCAGACCACGCACCAGCTGGCCAAAGGTCGACTCGGCCCGCAGAGTCTCGGAATTGAGCATCTGTGAGGCGAAAGTCAGACCGGATTTCTGGCCGGCGATGATGTTGTAGGCCGTCTCGCCGCTGCCGTCGGCAGTGGTGGCGAGCAGGTTGGACTTGTAGATCGTGAAGTTATCGATCATGCCGATCCGCCCGTTGCGCAGGGTGGACTGGCCGTCTCCGGTCAGGGAGGCGTCTTTCAGATCGGACTTCTTGATCATGCCGCAGGCCCACGTCGGCAGAACCAGCCAGCGATCGGACTCGGGAACATTCTGTTCGTCGAGAACCGAACCAAGATCCACGATGAAATCGAGGACGTTGGTTTTGTCCAGACCGACCGGGGCGCCGGAAGCACCGAGGTTGTAGGAGCTGGACTTCGCACCGGCGGTCGCACCGGCATTGCTGGCGTCTGCATCAGCGTAGATATCACCGAGAACCAGTGTATCGATGGTGATTTTCAGCTGTTCGGAAGCGTCCCGGGTCCAGTCATCCATGAAGGCGTAATCGGACTGGAACTTGTCAACGTCGTCGACAGCGAAGTTCCAATACTTGCCCTTCTCGATGGGCAGTTCCACCGTCTCGGGCTCGGGCCGCTCGGTCTGCAGCTGCATACCCTTGCTGTAGTCGCGGATCGTGATGGTTGGGGTGGTGCGGATAATGACCTTGTCGCCCATCGAGGAAATCTCACCCTCGTACTCGGTATTGGCGATTTCGGACAGGCAGGTAGCGTCGTAGAACTTCACGAGCAACTTGCCGCTCCACACGGCGTTGGGGATGGTGACACCAGAAAGCTGGGGTACACCGGCGGCTGCTGGCAGCATAGGAATTACCTCTTGGTTGTGTGTGCGTCCTCCCTCAAGGCAATTCCTAGCCGGGGGTTACCCCTCGACTACGCGGCCTCGCTGGATTCGGCGTTCGATTGCTTTCGCAGCCTCGTCCGTGTACTTGCCCTTGCTCCAGTCGGTGTAGAACTTCTGCACGTATGACTGGCTGAACGTCTCGGGCTGGGCGTCTCCAACATCCCCACCGCCACCGGCTTCCGGCGCGATCAGGTTGTCGAGTCCACTCGGCTGATGGTTCTGCTGGGTGTTCGCGGGTGTGCTGCGACCTGTTTGCTTCATGAATTCCTGCAAGACGCGCTTAACACCGCTTGCGTTGTTCGCATCGATGCTCTGCTGCAGGACCACTCCCCACTGACGCTGATCGATGGTTTCATCGACCTGCGAGGACAGCCACTGGCGAAATGCAGGATCGGGATCAAACTTCTCCCAAAAGTACGGTTTGCCCTTACCGAAAACCGGGTCGTTATCCAGATCCGCATAGAAACGGGTCTTGGCCGACTCGGTCGCACTCTGAGTAACCTTGGTAACGCTCCCCTTGATATCCGCTATCTCTGAGCGAAGCTGGGCGATTGCTTTCACAAGCAGGCCCTTGTTCATGCGCTTCATGTCGCGGATCCACGCCTCGTCGTAGTTTTCGAGGATCTCTTTGGGAACGTCCGACAGGTCATCGTCGTCGATATCGAGCGTCGAGGGCTGGGCCGGCTTGTCGGCCATCTGTGATCTGAGCTGTTCGATCTGCTGATTCAGCTGGGTCAGCTGGGTTGTCAGCCCGGAAATCTGCTCGCGTTGCTCACTGATGGTTTTGTCGGTCGCCGTCTTGTAAACGGCAAACCGCGCCTTGTAGTCCTCGGGGTCTATCGGTTTTGCAGGCGGCAAGCCGTCTGCGGTCGGGTCACCGGCACGATCAACCGGCTGCAGCCCGCTGGGCGGGGCAGGATCGGAAGGGCTTTCGGTTTCCGTGGTCTTTGCCTTAGCTGCCGCTTCGGCGTCGTCGAGTTGCTTCTGGATTACCTTTGGTACAGCCATACATTCCTCCTTCGAGCCAGCTCAATACGGATTCATGCGTTCCTGCAGAAGGCCTGACACGGCGATTCCTGCGGTGGACCGCATAAGCGAATTGACAGGGATTCGAGGTTAAGGGTGGTTGAGTAGGTCGCTCAGAATGAGGACCGGCCGGAATTCGACCGGTTTAACCTCACGCCTGCGCGCTTTGCTCGCAAGTCTGCAAGCTCGGTTTCGGGATCCGAGAGGACCTCGATAACCGGGAACAGGGTGCCGCTGGCGCCCTGTGCCCTGTGCAACGCATGAACATCTGCTGCGTTGCGCAGTACGTTATCCGCATACGAGGAACCTTGCAGCAACCACTCCACAAGTTTCCGGGTCGCATCCGGATTTTCTGCCCGTAACCGCACAAGGGTTTCGAGCATCTTCTCATCAGGCTCCGGGAGGAACCTGATTCTTCGTTGTTCGACGGTTTCCACTCAGTAGTCGTCGGAATCGCCGTCGTTCTTGCGATTACGGCGGCTTGCAGGCCCGCCCGTTGCCGCCTCGATGGCGTCATCGATACGGTTCTTGCGCCCGCCAAATGCGCGTGTAGCGCGCCCCAACAGGCCACCAGTAGGTGCCGGCCGGGGCTTTTTGTCAGCCTTTTTTTCCTTCGGGTAGTCGAAAAACCCCATAGTTGCGTTCCTCTAGGTGCCCTGCGTGAAATTGAGTACCACGGTGCCGGTATCGCCGAGATAAGCGACATGCTTGGCCGAGGTCGGGATATTCCAGACCTCGACCTCGCCTTTCGCTACAGCCATACCGTCGGCAGCGTTGGTCTTGGCCAGCGCCGCCGTCGCCCCGAACCCGACAAGCGCGTAATTCGTGCCGTCGAGGTTGCGACACCGCAGTTTCTTGGCCCCACCGGCGAGCGCGAACGACTGAGTCGTGATGGTCGTCGTTGCGTTCAGGTTGCCGGTGTAGGCAAGCGGGGTGAAGTTGTCCATGGCTTACTGGTCAGCGAACGCAGGAACAGTGGCGGAAACCACCTGACCGTTCAGGTACCACAGGCCACCCTGACACCACAGGTCCACGAGGGTACCCACGTCCGGGGTCAGCACGTTCAGCGAACTGTTGCTGTTGCCGTCGCCCGCGATCGGCACGACTTCGTCACCGGCGGATCCGGCATCGGAGTCAAGGTGCACAAGCCCGCCGAGGAAATACACGGTATTGCCTTCCGGGGTGATGATCGTCCAGTCCTGCGCGTCAGCCGCGACACCACCGTACTGAATCGGGTAATGCAGGCCGTTTTTGGCCGCTGGCAGGGTAATGGTGCAGTCACCGGTCAGGTCCGGGATGATGTGGACCTTGTTGGTGTTCTTCTCCAGCAGGGTGTAGGTCGTGCCATCCGGCACAACAACGACGCCCTCGGGAGTCTTGACGCGGTTGACGGTCAGTTCGTTGATCGTCATCTGTTCTCTACGCATAGTCCTGTCCTCTTAGATTTTTGGGCCCACTGTCAAAGTGACCTGCTGTGTTCCATGTGGAACTTGTTCTGTTCTGAAACCACCATGCCAAAATAGCGCATGTCGTATCCGGCGATCGCCTCCATGGCCTGCTGGCGCTGAAACGCCAGTGAAACCTCGTTCGGGGGCTTGACCTGCCAGTTCAGCCGGCCGGATATCTGCCAGTAGCCGGCGACGGCCAGCGCCTCGATTTCCAGCTTTGCCTTCTCGGCCAGCGCGAGCGCGCCGCGCATCCACTCGGGTTCTGGCTTGACGCCAGTGAAAAGCGGCCAATCTCCCGAGTGTTTTTCGATCTTCCGGTTGTCGCGTGACAGGTCATCCAGCAACACCCCGAACTCGCTGACCGTATCCTTGCTTGCCCCGGCTGCGGCCATTTGGCTGGCAAGCTGGGCGGTCTGGTGCTTGAGATACGGGTCTTTCAGCGATAGTGCCTTGGTCGGTGTGCCGTTCTCGTCACACGAAACCATGCCGGGCTTGACCGACAGTACCGGGGTCCAGAGGAATACCCGTCCATTCTTCGTGTTCAGCAGGTAGCGCCGATCGATGTGCTTTTCTAGCGATTTCGGGCTGTATCGCACCCGATCAGGCAGGTAATCATCTGCCATGGTGTTCCCCTCCTGTGGTGATTGGAGGGGTGACTATCCGTCAGGCGGCTTGGCGAATCAACCGGGTATCGGTGCCACCAGCCGGATTTCCAGCCTGATCGAGGTTGCGGCTGCCACCCGGCGCCGGTCCTGCCTGTCCACCCTGCATCGCGGCCTGCTGTTGCTGCTGCATTTCGGCCTGCATGGCCTGTTGCATCTGCTCCTGTAGCTTCTCACGGTCGGGAATCACGTCGTCGACGTTGATCTCGAACGACTTCACGGCCTCGCGCAGGAGCATGGCGCGACCTTCCAGACCCATGATCTGCAAGTCGGTCGGGTTGTTCGTGGTCTGCAGGAACTCCTGCCGGCGTACCATCTGCTGCTCTTTGGCCACCATGGAGCGCGCACCCTTGGCACTGACGCTCAGATCGCCCTTGATGGACTCATCCTCGTCAAACAGCATGTTGTGGATGTAGGTGCGGCGCACCGTGCCCTCGATCGGGTTGTCCAGATTGGCGATGACCTGCTTGATCCCCCGGGCAGCTGACGACATGAGCATTGACAGCCCGGAGGCGGTACCCGGCGCGCCCTTGTTGTCGCCGTAGGAGTATTTCGGGATGTTGGTGTACTCGTCGGCCAGCGTGGAGAAGAACTCGTAGACCTTCATCAGCTGGTCGGCAATGCTCTGCGGGTAGTTGAACCGCACTGCCGGGTTGTTCGTGCCGCCGTTGGGGTCTGACAGGGTCTGCCAGATCCGGAACGGGGTGACATTGGAAATGTCCTCGCCGATCGCCAGCCTGTCGGTGTGAACCTCAATCTGTGGCCCTGACGATACAGCCATGTTGTTTACAAGCGACCTCGCCGCGGCGTTGCACACGTCCTGCACGTCGGCCATCAGCTCGGGAACCGACTTGCCCCATATCGAACCGGGCACATCCTCAAACGAACACTGGTCATAGGGACGCTCCCCGGTCGGGGATTCATTCAGCACGGCCTTGATGACGTAGCTGCCGATCTTCCAGCAGTTGACCTCATACTCCATGTTGGGGTCCGGGACCTTGGCTGGATCCATACCCCAATCAAGCAAATGCCGGCCGCTGGCGCTGCCCCAATACTCAAGGGCATCGATGGTATCGGTCTGTCCCAGCCACTCGTTCGGCCGGCCTTCCAGCTCGGCGCGCTGCTGGTCACCGGTCAGCCAGTTGCGCAGCCCGCCCATGCCGTACTGGCTCAGAACCGCGTCGATCGCGCCCGAGTCGTACCCGGGAACACCCTTCATGGCCAGAATGTCCTTGCGGCGCAGGCGATGGCGCTCGAACAGGTAGCCGTCCTGCACGTTCTTCGAGGATGGCGAGAAATACAGGTCAAACGGGCTGGGCGCGTAATACTCGGGTCGCAGCACGGAGGCGACCTTCGGGATCCACTTGCCGTTACCGTCCTGCATCCACTTGAGAGACTTGCGCTTGCGCACTACCGGGCCCTTGATGAACGCGGTCGGGAAGGTCACCGTGTTCTTCACCAGCTCGCGCATGGCCTCTTCCCACTTGCCCTCGGTGAACTGGTCGTCGATCTTTTTCGCCATCTTCTCGGCCGTCTCGCGGGACATTTTCTCCAGCCGCGTGGCGATTTCCTCTTCGGCCATCTTCATGCGCTGCTGGACGATCTCCGGAGGAAGCTGGATGCCGTTCTGCTGCATCCACATCATGGCCTCTTGGGCTACCGCCTGTGCCAGCTCCTGCCGGATCTCGGGGTCCATGTCCGGAATCGGGGTCGGCTCGGCCTCCCAGCACCGGTCACCGGCCGGGAACAGAATGTCGTTGATCCAGCTCTCGGCCGCGCGGCACTTGATACTGGTCAGCATCATGAACACTTCGGATCCGCCGGTCGCCTTGATGCTGGCCATCTTCTCGGGCGAATACTCACCCTGCCGGCGGCGCAGACAGTCCAGTAACCGCTGCTCGATGGACGTGCGGGCCGTCTTGGCCACTTCCCACTTTTGCGTCAGATCAGCCGCAAGACCTACCAGCAGGGGCGTGTTCTGGTTGTTCTTGGCCTCCTGCTCTGCCTTTGCCTTCTCTGCGGCAAGGGTGGAGTTGGATTTAACGACTAGCAGGCCACTCTTGCCCGTCGTCTTGTCGTCTCGAACCAGACCGGTTGATCCTAGCGCCATATCAGTGGATTACCTTGCTCACGGCCTCTGCCGTGGCTGTGGGCACGGGCTCGGGCCTGTTGATGGGATGGTTGATGATTTCGATTCGAGTCTCTTCCTGCCGGACCTCGCGGGCCTTGCCGATCTGCATGTACAGCAGTCCGATCACATGCTCGACGTAGCGCCGGCCGTGGGCTTGGAGCTCGAACATATCAACCTCGAAGTCGATTTCCAGCTTGTCGTGGGTGCGGAAGGTCAGCAGCATCACGCCCTTGCGCGACTTACTGTTGTGGCGCAGCACCCCGTAACGGTTGGCTCCGAGCGGGGCGTCTCTCAGGTTGACGATATCGCGCACCGCCTTACTGAACGCCTCTTCCACGTCAGAATCGGTCAGCTCGACATTAGCCATGGGTGGACACCCTGTCGTAGAACTGTTTCAGCAGGTCCTTATTCCAAACCGCCCGCTGGGTGGGCGAATACAGCGCCCGGGCCGTGCTTTCGTGGATCTCGCGGCGCAGATCCTCGCGGGCATCGGGGTTGGTCAGCACCCTGTCGGCAAGCTCTTCGTCGACCTTCGTGGTGAAATACCGGCCATCTGTGGGGCCGTTACTGCCTTTCGGGAACGCCAGACCTCGAATGACGAAGGTATCCCACTCTCTGGAATATTCGCAGTGCGGCTCGAATACCTCGACCGGCGGGAGGGTCTTGTACTCGGTCAGCACCGGATCCTCGAATACGACCTCGCGCAGCAGGCGCGCCTTGTCCTGCAGGGATGTATACAGGCTGCGACCTTCCTTCGGTACGTCCTGCTCATCCAGCACCTTTCCGGCGCGCGCAACGTCGGCGGCTGTAACCCCCTTGCCGTCCTTGACCGGCATGGTCTGGAACTTCACATCCACCCCGGACAGCACGACGGGAACACTCACGACGCCCGCTGACAAGCCCAGCAGGCGCAGAAATCTGCGTCTGTTCATGGTTTCTCCTGTTGGTTGCGTCACCCGACAGAATTGACGGGTCACGAAGATGCTCACCAAAAACGGGCTAATTGGGGTCTATTTGGGGTCTAAATAGACTCTTTTTCGGGTTTTCCGCATGGTGAGAGTCTTGCCAGCCGCTCCATGGCCTTCATTTCATCCATCCCCGAGCGCACGATCGCCCGCTCTGGCTCGGTGATTCGCTCACCGGCTGCCAGTCGGGCCTCGATCTTGCGTTGTTCCTCCTGCAGACCGCGGTACCAGACCAGCATACCGCCATGTAGTCTGCAGTCGTCGGTCACAATTTCCCCTGTTCTTTCAGCGCGGCCTCGTAGTCGGCCAGCCATTCCTCGGTTGTCTGCTCACTCACCCGCTTGCCGTTGCGCCCGCGGGGCTCGTTGTCGGCCACCGGATCCGCTTTGCCTCGCATGTGGAACTTCATCGCGGCCTCGTGCAGTGGATGGTCGGGGCCGATCATTAATTCCTGCGGTACTGCCGTGGCCCTGTCGATCGCATCGGCGAGTTTGGCTATCTCTTCGGCGGTACTCATGGCTTGCCCTCCCAGCGCAGACAGGCCGGCGACCTCGACCTAACGTCGGTACCCTTGCCACCCGTCCACCGGGCCTGCATCAGCTCGCACTTGAGGTAGGTTTTCGCCATTTTCCTGCGATACAGGTGGTTACAGGTCCCGCAGGTTTCACCCTCCGGACCGCTCCCGGGCGGGGCCGCGTAGCCTGCAGGTGTTCCCGGCCTCGGCTTGCTGATGACAACCGGCTCGCCGTAGCAGTTGACGAAACCGCTCAGGGACGCGGCCATCACCATTCACCCCCGGCTCTGGTTGGCTTCGGGGTTGGCGCCCGAATACCGATCCTCTGGCGTTCTCGCTCCTTCTGCTTCTCGATGGCCAGATCCTCGCGCAGGGCGAACTGACGGCACCAGTCCTTGCGATTGGTCACCGGAAACGGCGGAAACCTGCGTTCCTGCTCGGTTCTCGGGATCATGATCGCAGGATTGAATCGGCAGGTCCCGACCTCTCCTGTCCTGAGATAAAGCTCAAACATTCCCCTTATTTCGTCATCGGACAGCTTCACCCACCAAGCGCACTGTTCACAGGTTCGCTCGCTCATGGCTAAACCTTCTTGTAGATATCAAAGGGTTTCTTCTCGAACTTGCCGCAGAACTCGTTGCCGTAGGTTACCGGCCATGGCTCGTGGTCACTGTCGTCGGTCAGCAGGACGGGAGGATTCACCCGACACACACCCCGGGCCTCGTTGAGGTCCTTAACGGCATGGTCTTTCAGCCCCCACCACCGGCAATATTGGCAAGCCGTCTCGCTTTTAGGGCGGGGCTTTTCTTCACCAAGAAGCTGGTTCGGGTTGTCGAACGGCGCGGTGATGCTGGCAATGATCCAGCCACCCATAAGTCCGTAGCCCCCTCTCAAGATATGGATAATCCCCACCCAGCAATCGCGGCCAGTGTATTCGAGCGGGTATCTGTCCGGATCCCTGCGCATTTCGTCGCCGGTGAACCGGGTTTCTCTCAGGTGCAGCACGTTGCCGACCTCGTACCCCCGGTCGTCGTAGCGAATCTCGAAAGTCTTTCGCCCTTTCAGCACATCCTCGAACGGCTCGGGGTCGGTTTTCAGGACGTGCGCGGTTACCTCGGCAATATCACTCATGTCAGCTCTCCTGTGTGGTGACTAGGTCCAGCCCGACATGCTCCTACGAACTACCGGTCGGGCCTGAGTGCTGACTGTAACATTGCGCGTGTGTCCCGGCATCAACATCATGAGAGAATCCGCGAGGTTGGGGGATTCGATGTTGAGCGGAGGCTTTTTCATTTCCACCTTCGACATGATCTGAATGTAGCCGTTGGCGTTGTACCTCCTCGGGATCCGGCAGACCTCGGTACGCAGCCGGTCGATCATCCCCGGGTCGATATGCTCGCTGGATATCGATATCAGGCTCTCGGGGTTCATGTACAGCTTGCGGGTCACGGCCCTGTGCGTGTTCATGAACCGATCGCGCAGGTTCCAATACCACTGTGCGCGCTTGTTCTTGAAGGTTTCCTTGTTGGTCTTGGCGTTGCGCTTGTCGATCACACCGTCCGGCTGGTAGATATCGTTCGGGAAGTCCACCCCCTCGGATCCCTTGAACATGTCGATATCGATACCCTTGCCGTCCAGCTGGGTTGCCGCTTGGCGCTTGAGACTGACTCCCAGCCCGTCGCAATCCCACCGGAACACGTCGACGCGCTCATCGATGGCCATTTGCGTGGCCCAATCCATGCCTTCCTCGGCCGTGCCCTTGTCGTTGTCCCAGCACCCGGTAATCACTGATCCGTGGCGCAACATCAGGCCCTTGGGGTCCGGGCCCAGATCCGACGGGTCGTGGGCAAGGATCCTGACGCCCTGCGGCTCGATACCCAGCTGCAGGTGCGCATCGATCGCCGAGTTGAACCACTCGACGCTGATGATCGCGTTCTCGACCGTATCGAGGAACTTGCCCAGCCAGATATGCTCGTACTCGGCCCATGGCAGGTGTTCCTCGTCCCACTGGCGCTCCTGCTCCAGCTCAGGCGGGAAGAAGGGGTTGTCCATGTAGTTCGAGACGATGATCAGGTGCAGATCATCCTCGTAGTACCCATACTTCTCCAGATCACGCAGGAACGGGTTGATAAACCGCTCGGAGAACGGGTCGGCCCGCGACTGCGGGTTGGCCGTCATCCAGATTTCGCCCTCTTCCTCGCGCATCGTAGGCGTCAGTAGTTTCAGCGACTCTTTGCTGATGGTCTGCGCCTCTTCGATCCAGAATCGGCGGAATCCGTGCATGGATTTAACGCCGCTGGCATTGCGCGCCAGACCGCGGAACCGGAATCCGCCACCGCTGGCGTGGTTGATTTCCTGCGCCAGTACCTCGAATCCCTCGCCCCCAAGGCGCTCAATCTCCCCTGCCAGCAAGGAATGAACCGAGTCGGCGATGGTGTTCTGGTACTCGCGGAAGCATCCGACCTTCAGGCCGGTCACCGCCACGTCCTTCAGGCAGATATCACCCACCGAGTTCGACTTGGCGGATCCGCGGCCACCAAGAATGACCTTGAACCGCTTGTGTACCTCGATCAGGCGCTGCAGCTTCCCCGGGATGGTCAGCTCCGCAGTTCCCGGCGCCCGTGCGACAGCGACAGGTGCGACAGTTGCGACAGCTCGGCTCACTGCCGGCTCGCCATGTAGGCCAGTGCGTCGGCCAGCTCCCCCGGGCTGATCATGATCACGCCGCGGCTGCCGTCATCGTTCAGCAGGCCGTTGCGTATGTGGAATTGAGCAGTCACCAGCTCGGCATGGTCCTTGATTTCACGCTCGGCGCGCTCCTTCGCACCGTGAATCTTCGATTTCAGGTCCGGCATGGTCTGTTTTCCCCACAAAATGACAATCGCTCGGCGAGCGGATAGCTGTGATTTCCCACCTACTGGCCTTTTTTGGGCTCTTTTTGGTGCTTGATTGACTCGTGATAACTCTCGGCGGTCGTGTGAACCACCGTCACGCGCCAGTTCTGGTCGATTCCCCGGCCGGTTTCGTCCACATCCTGTGTCGGCTTGTCGCCGTAGCGTTTCGGGGCCAGCTTCGACGCCCGCCACTTCTCGGCATCCACCCGGAGGCGCTGCCACTGGACGTATCCGTTGTCGATCCGGTTGTCATCGCCGATCTTAGGCGGGCTCTCGCTGGCTATTTCGGCAATCCGATCAGCACAGAAGTCGGCTTGAAGCTCACGCGCGCGCGTGTATTGGTCGCGAAATTCGACCGATTTTTCCAGCCACCGATACACTTGCGAGACATTCGGAAGGTCCTCTGACTCACAGATTTTCTTGACCGACTTTCCCTCAACGATTTCACGACAGATCCTGTCGATGATCGCCTTCGTCATGATGCTCGGTCTACCGGGCTTCCTTGCTGCGGGTTTCTTCTTCGCCGGCGGTTTGCGCTTTGCTGGCGTTTTCCGCTTCTTGGCTGCCGTTTTCGCTGGGGCCCCACTCTTGGTGCTTGCGGGTTTCTTCGCAGGGACCTTTTTGGCGACGGTCTTTTTCTTAACGGCCATGGTTCGGCTCGATTACTTAACCGAGTTGCTGGCCTTGAACTTGTTTTTCTGCTTGCCACCTTCCTGCTTCAGGTGCTTGGCAGCCTTTCCGCCGAATGAGGTATCGACGCTGCGCGAGGCGCGAGGCTTGCAGCCGTTACCGCCAAGGTGTGCTTTCATTCCACCGCTCTTGCTGGTCGGGGTCTGGCCTTTGGTCATGTTCATGAGCATTTTCCTCTGATGCCCCACTTTCGAGAAAAAAGCGCAAAACGGCGTGGGTATGTCCGTAATGCGCAAAATTGACCTCCTGAGAACGCGCAGGAGGCGATATCTCCCCCCCACCCTGTAGGTCACTATGGGGGGAAATGGCTAAATTAGATTGGGCGCTATCGATGCGCCCCCGGCACGATCCCGGCAGCGTTAAGGAGGTTACGCCCCGACACAACACGCCGCCGGTCCCGTATCGCACTGCTGGTGTTAATCGACACCGCCAGCTGGTCGTGGGCGCGCCGGGTAGGGTACCCAGCAAGGATGCGGCGATGCCCGCTTCCCGTCTCAACGCCCCTGCAGTAATGCCGGCCTATGCGGCGGTTAGGCTGGCTGCACCATGAATTCTGTGAGGGCTCGGTGAATCCTCGCGAGCCCTCGCGAGCCCTCGGGGAGTCCTCCCTTATGGCTCGTTGCTTCCCCGAAGGACAACCAGCTTCCCGGGTATGCTTGAGTTGGCCAGTCTGTCGGCGGCGCGCTCCCCGTAAGCAATCAGCACGGAAGGGCCTCCGGAGTTGCACTTTGCTCGGGAACCGTCGACATAGTGGAAGTGCAACCGCCCCTCGATGAATAGCAGCGACGTTGCCCGGGGCCAGACGTAATCAAAGAACATGCGGGTTTCTGTTCTGGCGAATATAAGCGCAATACCGTCACCATGGTCGGCCAGTCTGGACAGCCACAGCCCCGTGGATTTGCCGTATGGCGGATTCATCCAGACACACCCGGTCCATGGCCGATCAAGCCCGTTGTCCTCGATCGTGTACTGCAGCCCTGCCGTTTGGAACGGCTGCCCTACCGCTGCGCACGGGTCAAGATCGAAAGGTCCCAAGCCAGAAACTATCTCAGGTGGGGTTATCCACTCGTCATACCCGCCGTTTGGTTTTGTGTGTGAGCCTATTCCACCCATGGTAAACCTCGATATTTTTTTGAACGAGTGTTTACTTTATCATGTGAACGTCATATATTGGAACCCCCCCACTCTATGGGGGAGGCCACCACACCACAGGAGAACCACCATGACATACGCTTGGGTAATCACAGTAGACCACCTGCACCAGAGGGATCCCGACGGCTTCGAGAAGGACGAAGCCGGCACCACCGGTCCTCGCGGCTGCACCATGCGCCCCGAGGAAATCAGCGGCCACCCGAAGGCCAAAGAGTTCAGGATGTACGACGACGACGGCGAGCTGTACTACTCCGGGTTCTACCTTGGCCCGGACGACGAGACGTTATTCGCGCCGCTGGATGATTTCGGCACACCGAACGCTGGCGCTACCTCGATCTACTACGAAAACGGCCGCGGATCCGGCAAATTCGAGCAACTGTAAACCTCACCACAACCGCCCCGGGCAACCGGGGCAAGGAGAATAACGATGAACGCAGTACCCAACAGAATCAGCCCCACCGTCAGCACGGTCATCAATCGCCGCGGCCGGCCGAAGAGGGAGGACATTGACGCCGCCCTGAGCCTGTCCAATGCCGTCCTCAAGGATTTCATGCCCGAGTCTGAGCGTTTCGCACTGGCCTGCGGCCTGCGGGGCGAGGAAGGCTGGCATTTCGTCGACCAGATCATCCAGACCACCATCCTGATTCAGGACATGCCCAAAACCTATGATCAGGACGGCAAGGGCGATGAGGCTATTGCCTACCTGCACTACTTCCGCGGCGGGATGGACTGGTACATCACCGAAAAGGACAGGGGCGACCCTGCGGATCCCTGTGACACCGGCCAGCATCAGGCGTTTGGCATGGCCGATATCGGGTATGGCCCGAGTCTCGGCTACATCAGCATCCAAGAGCTGATCGAGAACGGCGTCGAGCTGGATCTGCATTTCACCCCGACACCGCTCAAGGAGTTGCGCCATGATTGATCAGACCAAGCGCCGCGAAATGCTCGAACGCGCCCGCGTCACCGGGGAGTGCCAATACTTCCAAGGCTGTCGCAACCTGCACACCACCACAGTACAGCACCCCATCCTTGGGGAAGTGCCGGCCTGCGACAAGTGCGCTGCGTTCTGCGACAAGGTGGACAAGGCAACCGAGAAAAGCTGACCGCAGGCTACGCCTCTTCCTGTGAGGGGGCGTACCCGGCGAAAGCCGATCCCAAACCACAAACCGGAGAATCACCATGACAAACATCGATATCGAGCTGGACGGCAAAACCCTGATCCTCAAGATCGACCTGTCCGAGAACCACGGTCCCTCGAAGTCTGGCAAGACCACCATCATTGCCACGACCTCGGGGAACACCAAGATCCCGGGTACCGATGCAATCCTCGGGCTGAACTGCTACAAGCCCCGCGGCTAACCCTCGCCACGGCCAAGGATGGCCTCCACCGGAGAATCACCATGAGTCTGCTAGACAACATGAGCATCAAAGAACAGCTCGACCAGCTGCATCAGCGTGTAGCGCGCCTAGAAGGTGCGCGTATGTCCTACAAAGACGCCCCACAGGATCCCTTCACGCCCGTCCTGATCAACGAGAGCCACTGGAACGATGGCGACATGGACCTGCGCGCCAAAGCCAGATCCGAGGTTATCGATCGCCCCAGATTCGGTAGGCTGTGTTTCAGAGAGGCGTCTGAAGTAGCGTTCGATGCCGGCTGGGACGCTGCCATTGACTTCGTCCTGACAAACTACAAGGTGCTGCTATGAAGCCCCTCGCGCCTGCAACCCGGAGGATACCGCCCCGGCGGCAGTTCCTCTCCGACCTGATCAACCGCCACGGCTGCTCGGTATCCGATGCCAAGCGCCAGTGGCGGCGGCTTAAACAGGATGCCGTGTTCAAGAATGACCTGTACACGGTAGCCGTCGACCAGAACGACTGCCCGGGGTGGATCCACCTGTCCATCAAGCGAAACGACAAGCAACCCATCCACGACTGGCGGGACCTGCAGGAGATTAAGAACCAGCTACTCGGCCCGGAGGCCGAGGCGCTTGAACTTTACCCTGCAGAGTCTCGCCTGCTGGATGTGGCTAACCAGTTCCACCTTTGGGCCCGCGCCGATGGCGCAAAGCTCGGGGTTGGGTACCTAACCAAGCGGGCTGTTCAGTACGAAAGCCGCCCCGGTGATCAACACAAGCAACGCCAACCACAGGAGTAATGCCATGAAATCAATGCAAGAACACATCCTTGAGGCCCTCGACACCGAGGTTCAAATAAACGGCATGGAGCTGGTAGTCAATTTCGACTTCCAGAACAGCGGAACCCTGTACATCATGGACGGCTTGAAGCCCATCATCGCCATGGAGTTTGAATTCAAGAATGACATGGTGATGGTCAAGGCAAAAGGCAGCACTGTGATCGAAAAATTCAGGTACGACAAAGACATGCCGGCGCTGCGAGCGTTAATCAAGCACCTGCCAAAGCGGTAAGACCATCCACACCACAACCGGAGATACCACAATGAGCAAAAACCGAAACATGGATATCAGGTCGATAAAAGAGCGCCTGACAGCCACCGAAACCGTATGCGACAGGTGCGACAACCCGATTCTCGAATCGGAGCACCGTTACGCACGGGATTACCACGTCGATACCGATGACAGTCCGGAAACCGCGAACCAGATAATCACACGCATGGTCGTGTGCGAATCCTGCCTGAAACTCCCGCTACACAACTCGTCAGAATGGTTATTGCTAGGTGGTGAAAAATGCCCGGTCTGCAACCATTGGGACGTTCATGGTGACATACCTGACATTGATGGGATGACGTGTTATACCAAACAATCATGCCCGTCGTGCGGTTCCAGCTGGGTAGCGGCCTATGACCTAAATCGCTACATCAACCTAGAAATTTCTGTACCAAACAACAACGCTGTCCCCTACACAGTCCTGATTCAGACCATGACCCCGCCGATGCGAACCTACCTGACGGTGGCCTACGGCGGCCAGAACAGGCCGGAAGGGGTTTTCGAGGCGGAAATTCAGGCCAGAAACCAGTGCGTCGAGGATTTGGGGCTGGATGATGACTCCAACCTCATTGTCCTGCTGACCCTTACAGGTGTGCACAAGAATCTGCACACCACCTAAAAAAGTTGCCCCGGCTACCCACGGAGAAACGGATAGTCGGGGCTGTTTCCTCACCACAAGGAGAACACAATGAAGAATCCTGACAGTGAAAAACTCTACCACGGCCAGCACTCTGAAAAAAGTATAGTCCCGCATGACCAACCCGGGATGTTTGTCCTGCAGATATCCGACCCTCACGGCTCCGCAGATTACGTTCGCAGGGCTGACGGCGAGACATTCAGGGTGGGCTGCAAGGAACCGGCAGACGCCATGGCAAGGGCCATGACCGCGGTACTCAGGGAGGCCGGCAACCCCGGCGCCAAGGTGATCGCGGTCGAGCAACCCCGCATCGTGGCCCAGCTGATCAATGGCAAGTGGGTTGGAACCGCCGTTACCGAGCCCCTGATGACCCTGTGGGATCGCGCCTTCGGCACCACAACCCTACCACTGCCGTACACCGCCAAAGCGGCCCCTGAGACGGTCTACAGAGAACTCAAGACCAATAACCCGGGGTATGCTATCAATGTCATCCCGGATGTTCCAAGCGGAGACAAAAGATGACACCGATCGAATTCGACAAGCGCGTTAAGGCGCTCCAGATCAGCAGCAAAGCAACCGCCTCGGCCTACAAGGTGCTGGTAAAGGGGTGGTCCTACCGCGTAGCCGCCGAATTCACCGGATCGCAGGTCAGCGCGGTCCATCGACTGGTGAAGCGCATCGAGCAAGTTAGAATATGCCGATGTTGTGGACAACCCATCAGATGAACGAAAAAGGCCCCGTTTCCGGGGCCTTTCACTATTCAAGGGGTACAACCCCATAGTGGGATTGAGAGTACCATTTTCTGTCCCCTTTTCAATACCTAAGTGATATGACCTAGTATTCAACCTCGGCCAGACCCACCGGGGAGGCCGGCACCGTCCGGAATCGATTCTGCCCCTCTTCCCGGATCCGCAACTTCTCCACCTGTTTGGCGTGATCCCGGATCCGCTCGCGCACGGCAGATAGCCGATTGAACAGGGTGCGCAGCGTTCTCTCCCTTCGCTCGTAAGCATCCGGATCCCTTGGTGGATACAGCAGCAGCGCCATGGTCAGATACTTGATCTGCAGCGACAGGTACCGCTCTTCGTCGCCGCGCTTGCCGTTCCAGCTGGTGTTTGCCAGCTTATCGGTAAAGTGGTTGAGTTGCTTTTGGGTGATCAGCGGAACGTCCGGGCTGCCGGGGATACCGTCTACAGGCTCTACTCTGTCGAATTGCTCCATCATAGCGTCAGTCCTCTTCGGGTTTGTGGTGAGACAACCACTCGTCGAGACTTGCGGTTGTTATGGTGTGCCGCGGCTGGTTTTGATCCAGCTTGGCGATTACATCGAACTTGTATTCTTGGTGAAGGTCCAAGGCGCGCCGGTCGTCGTGCAGGTAGTCAGCCAGCACGGCAAGCGCCAGTTGCGCCGGCCCGGACCCGGGGTAGCCATACTCCAGACCGGTCGGGCTGTGGTTTTCCAGATCGAGGCGCGGGGAAACGGGTATCTCGACAGTCCTCACGTTGCGGGTGAGATAAACCCCGGATCCACGCCGCTGAATGTGATAGCAGAACTCAGGCATGGCCTACCCCTTCCCCCTAACGGCCTTGGTTGTTCCCCACTTATCGCCCCGGGTTGGTCGCCTGTTCCTGTTGTACAAGAGGACCGACTCAACAACCGAGTTCCTGATGCCGCGCCTCATTCTGGAAATGACTACCGACTCGTTTGCTGCAGACCGTGTTTTCGTGGTCGACAGGCCGTGCATGATATCGAGCAGTGTTTCGGTATCCTGTATCTCACCGTCCCACAAAACATTACTTAGCGGGCTCAGATAATCATGCACGAAGGCGCGCACCGGACGGCGTGTCCCACCGCACCGAAACCGCCCGTCGTGACCGATACGCTTCAATCCTCTCCGATGCAGGTACCGGGCGATACCCTTCCTTCCTTCCGCTTCAACTTCCGCCGGAAGATCGATGCCGTACACCAGCTTTACCTCGGTACAGAACCGATACATCAGGTGCCCGAACTTGATATCATCGCGCCACGCTTTCAGCAGGGCGGTGTCCCACGCCAGCTGCAATTCTTTTACTTGCTCAGGTGTCATCATGGTGAGGTCCCTCGTTGAAGGTTATTCTTTGGAAGTAGACGGTACCGAACTCGCTCTTGAGGTCATCGAGGAATTTTCGCTCCTTCGGCGTAAGCACCGACAGGAACCGCTGCAGCTCCTCCACCCTTCGACGGCGTTCGTCGGCTGCGCGTACCTTAACCGCCTGCTCCCGTTCAGCCAGCTTGGCGAAGGTTTCAGTTAAATCGGTCATCCGATGCACTTCATGAGCCGGTTGTAATCGATTGTCAGTCGACAACTCTCCAACAGCGACATGATGTGGTTTTCGCTCAGTTTGGTATGGTCAATGCTGAATTGCCGCTCGGCCATCCATAACAGGTGATTGCGAACGCTGGTCCTGACGCCAAGCAACTCATGGCCAGCCTTGCCTACCCGGGATGCCTTGCTCTCTATGCTGTCGACCGCCTCGTTGAGGTTCCTGTTTGCCGGCCACAACGCCAAGAACTCCTTTTCTGATAACTCGTCCCGCAATACCGCGTCTCTTTTTTTTACGCCAGATAAGCTCATTGCTCTCTCCTTAGTTCATTCTTGCCCTGCCGGATGCCAGCACCAGCCGCTCCATACCCTCTAAAATCGAATACTTGAACTCCCGTATCGCCTCCAGATCCATGGCGATGTTCATTACCGGCTGATCGAAGGTGATATTGACTAGGTTGCGGTCAATGTCCTGCGTGACCTGTATTTTCACGTCAACCGATGCCGGCGGCGTGACCATGGCGATGCCGTTCGGGAGTTGAAATTCCGGGTCGGTGAACCTTCCCGGAAGCTCCATCAGTTCCTCGGCCTTCCTGAGAACCTCTTCGTTGGTGTTCAGCCTCGCCTGCATGGAAATATCGTATGACTGAAAGGTGTCAGACTCGCCCATATCGGGGCTTGCTTCCACTTCCTCTTGAAGCATCCTGTAATCCTCTTTCAGGTGTTCATGCGACAAGTAAAGGCTTGTGGCCAGCAACTCAAACACCGCCATGAGTTTGTCGAGTTCTTTCTGTGTCATGCTGCTATCCTCGGGTAGTCGGGAAGGGTGTACGCGCGCAAACCGACGGGGGTGTGATGCTCCCTGACGATATCGGTCGAATTAATAAAGGCCAGCGTATCCTTGGCCCGCGTGTAGGCGACGTACATCAGGTTGTGTTCCTGCGTGACCTGCCACTCCTGTTTGGCATAGGGGCTGGGCATCAAGTCTGGGTTCAGTATGAACACCCGGTTAGCCTCAAGGCCCTTGGCGCGATGGATGGTGCAAAACGTGAGAACGTCGGTACCTTTGTCGTCGTTGAACATCCCGGTGATCTTTTCTTTCAGCGCCGGTACCGTCTCAACCCCGGATTCCTCGATGAAGGTCATCAGGGTGTCGTACTTGTCCAGAATCCCCTCGACCTTGGATTCCTTGCCGCGCTCTACAAGGCTCTCTATCTCGGCATCGCGCCACTCGATCAGCTTCTCGACCAGTCCATGCTCCCCGCGCAGGCCCTTGGGTTTGAGCTTCTCGATCAGTCGCACCAGTCCACCGGAGATATCCCGGCCGATGATGCGGCAGGCCACACCCTGACCCAGCACCCGGTAGGCCATGGTGACCAGCGGGGCCGTATTGCGGCAGATAGCCAGATCATCAGGACGGAATTCCTTGGCGGTGTACCGCGGTATGCTAACGACCGTGCCGACCTTGGCAGTGGGGGATGCCTCGATGTGGCTGACAATGCTCTGCGCATAGAACACAACCGCCTTCGGGCAGCGGTAGCTGATAGTCAGCGGCAGCTCTGTGGTTTTGAACTCGTCGGCTATCAGGTCCATGGAGTCGGCAGCGGCACCGCGGAACCCGTAGATGCTCTGGCAGGGATCCCCGACCGCGATCATGCGACCACCCTCGCGCAAGCACATCTTGATCAGTGCGCGATCGATATGGCTTGCGTCCTGCGCCTCGTCGACCAGCACCCAATCGTATTTGCGGATCGGCAGCTGCTTGATAACCGGGATGTATTTCTGATCGTCGAAATCGATGACCTCGGGCACGACGGCGATGGACTTAATCAACAGTTCGCGCAGGATCCGGTACACGTAGGGGCGTATCTCGACGCGAATATCGAGGTCATACAGGTCGACCAGCTTATGCCATATCTGATCGGTGTCGGGGTACAGGCCGATGCCGCCGCCGCCCTCCGGGACAATACCGTAAGCCTTGGCCAGACCGCACAGCTTGATCAGCTCGGATCCGAATTCCTCGAAATCGATTCGGTCGAGCCGATCCATGACAAGGCACTTCATCTTGTCCTTGTCCAGTTTGGTCAACAGCCGCTTGCCGGCCTTTGGAAGGTCCTTCCACATACCGCCGAAACCGCAGCCGTTGAAGGTTTTCACGGTGACATTGGTTAGCTTGGCCTCTTTCACCCGGGCCTCCAGATCGAGCTGGATGGGTTTGTTGAACGCCAGCTGCAGGATGAATCCGCGCAGTTGCGGGTACAGCCATTCAAGGGTTGAACTCTTTCCGCTTCCGGCGACGGCAATCACGATTCCGTTTCCAGACTTTGTCAGGCAGAACTCCTGAACGCCAAGCTGGTATTTTGATGGTGCAAATTGGTTCTTCATTGTTTTTCTCCAATGTGGTGAGTTGGAGCCTATATTATGCCTCCCGGGTTGCTTTCTACGCAACCGGTATTTTCATCCTTTTTTTGTATTCCCTCGATCTATGGACCCTTATGGCTGCAAAAAACATCATCATTGGCTGCAGCAGTACCAGCGTTACTCCCAAGGCGACATCACCACTCATTATCGTTCCATACGTTCCCAAACTCGTCGTGCCACCTGCGGCCAACAAGTTTGTGGCGAACCTGTTGTGCGGCCTCATATTCCCACCGGGAAAGCTCGCGCTTCACAGATTCAAGTCGCGCCGCCCAGCGATTGCGCAACCCATTGCGGTTTATTCCCAGCTTTCGAGCCCGCTCGGAGTGTGTCGGAGAATGCTTCCCGGTCCCGTTGCATGACAGGCAAACAACCTTGAGCTTCTTCACGATCGCGGATCCGCGGCCGAGGCAGGTACGGCATACCCGTGGCTGTATCTCTATCTCCTCCAGCGCCTGCATAGCCAACCGCTTGTACATCGTTTTCGGGTCCGCGCAACGCCACTTTTCCTGCTCGGCGAGCTGGTAGACATACGCGGTCACAAGGCCCACCAGATAATCAAGCGAGCCCCGGTCATCATGGCCGGCGTACTTGACCAGCGACAGCGCGACAGGTCCTTCCGGTAACCCTGAAAGCGCAGCAGACACCGCCTGCGGTCCCAGCATGTTCTTTTTGGTCCCTCCACCAGCCCCTTCAAACTGGATTCCATGAGTAGCAAGTTTAGACAGCTGTTCCATTATCGGCGGTGGTTCATACATGCAGGCACTACCCCCATTCTCTCTTGGTGAAATGGTGTGCGGTTTTGAAACCGAACTCTTCAAGATACTTCTCGAAATCGCCCAGCTCATCGGGAGTCAGCTCACTCATGGAGTCAAGACTGAGTTTCTCCTTTACAGCGTCGAAGGCTACCCTGTTCGTAATGTTTATGGCCCGGGTAAGCAGCAATTCCCTCCCTGCGCGATCTACAAAATCATGTACCTGCCGATGGTGGATGTGGCACAGCGGGATCAGGTACCAATGTTTTGGTTTTATGCTGGTGCCTGAGTTCTCTGCCGTGCGGCAGTGATGCCCGACAACATCGCCAACACAAACCTTTTCCGGTTTGATTGGATTCATCGACGGGTCGCGCCCGATAATGAACTCCTTCATGTTCTTGTGAGAGAACAGGCAGGGCATCGACTCGATCATGGCCTTGTGCTGGGTCTGGTTTATCATCCCGGCGCTTTCCATCGCATCCCACAGGTGCGGGTTCCTGAAATAACCCGACTGCACCATGTCGCGGGCCAGATAGTTCGGTTCCTTGGGTTCTGGTTTCGGTGGATCCGCGGCTGCCACGATATCGCCCTCGGCGATCGTGACGTTCAGGATGTGCCCGGTTTTGGTGGCAGTCGCGGTATCCATCCCCCGGAAGGGGTCGAGCAGGCCGGGATCATTCAACCGCAACTTGATCCACGGCCCGCCCGAGCGCGACTCGCCCCAATCGACCAGCTGGCACTCGTCATGTAGCAGGATGTTGAGGTCGCTCATGCGAAGTTATCCAGCCCTTCCTTAATCAGCCACCAGTCGGCTATCGCAACCGAGTCCTCGTCGGGGTCTATCTCCCCGTCCTCCATCACCGAGAACGGGATCCAGACCGTCGTATCCGGGTCAAGACGCACCTTGGCCGCTTCCCGGGTGTTATGAACAACCGCCTCGAACGGAATGTCGCTGTAGGTTGTGGAGTTAGTTTCGCTTATCATTGCTGTTTTCCTCTTGTGGTGAGATATCTTTCAGGTCTGACAACGGAACCACGGCTACTCGTCGTTTGACCAGTTATCAACCCCGTCGCACTGCGTGTGCTCTATGTGGCCTTCGTTCCCGCTGACGGAGCCTTTGGAATCGAGAAATACCAACTTCTTCTCGGCTTTCTGCATGACGAGGTCAGCCAGCACGTCCTCGTAATCGCGTTTTCCTGCAATGCCATCAGGTACGTCGACAGGAACGTCCTTCAGACAAATAGTTAGCGTTGCATCAACAAGAATTTTCATAGGGTGTTTCCTCAGTGAGATTCAGCATAGTGGTGAGTTCGCGCCGGGTAGTTTCAGGGTGGTTGTGAGAAGGTCAGCGCCAGCCTTCCCGCCCTTGTAAACCTCGTAAGCCGTCTGCGGGTGTCCGATAAGGACAACCCTCGGCTGGTATTCCGGATCCTTGGCCTCGTTGGTGATCTGCTCAATCCCGGGCAGACTGGCCGGGTAATCAGCAGCACCGCCGCGCTGGGAGTATCCACGATAGCGCGTCATGAAATCCTTCCCGCGGAACGGTATCTCGTCCTCCGTGATCCCGCAGGCATCGATCCAGCCGCCCATTTCCCGGATAACGGCATGGATGATAGGGTCGTCGAAAGCAACAGTGGCGTACCGGCCGGTTGATCGCATGGCGGTTAGAACCTTCGACCATGCGGTTGCCGCCCGGTCTACCAGTGATCCGGCTACACCGCGGATAATGTCTGCCGGCAGTGGATACCGGCACCCCCCGAAGTCATCGGTGTTTTTCATGTGGTTCGTCAGGCCGGCCTTGACCTCTTCGATGCTGAGTGACGAAAGCGCGCTCCAGTACAGGTTTAGTTTTTCGTCGCTCAATGGCTTGTCGTAAACCTCGGCAACCCCGAGCATCACCCGGGCGAACTCTTCGCGATCGGAATCTTTCATGGTCTACCCCCGTTGGCAAACCGCTGCACCACCGACACGTTGCTGGCCGTTTTGGCGCTGCCGGGGTTGGGTGGATGTTTTGACGAGTGGATGAACCGCTCGATATTGGCGACGTTTTTCAAAATCACTGTCAGGTCGTCGTAAACCTGATTGCGGTCGTTGTGCCCCATGTTGTGCGGTGTCATCGAGCAACCGTGGATGGCTTGCTTCAACTGGTCTACCGTGAAGGGTTCCTTCACCAGCTTGCCGGGTACCAACCAACGGCGTATCAGTTTGCGCCGGTCCTCAGTCAGTTTCGACTGTGGATGCTTCATCGTCATTTGCCAACAAGCAAAGACTTCCTCGATCGCGATTGCCAGATCGACGGCTTTTTTGGTTTTAGCCTTTGACGAATCCGATCGTGGTCGAGCCGAAAGGTTCGACAAGGGTGTTTCTTTTACATCCTTCTCCTTTTCCCTTCCTTTTCCCTTCGTGAGCGAGCCCTCGTTGAGCCCTCGCGAGCCCTCGCGAGTCCTCAGCGAATCATCGTAGTCCGGGAACAGGGGTTTTGATGGATGATCTATCTTCTGGTGCTTGTGGAAATTCTTGATATGCAGATACTTTTTGCCGTCGACTTCGTATTCAATAAGAAGCTCGTTTTCCAACAGCTCAACGACAAGTTCCTCAACATCGAAGGTATCTAGCGGGAAAATTCGAGCCTTCAGTTGTTTTGGAGAACGGTCCATGTTTCCGCTGTCGTCGGCGAAGTTCCATGTACCGATGAATAGTAGGCGAGCACTCGGCGAGCACTCGGTGAGTGCATCATCACTCCAGAACTCTGGCTTGATCGTTCGTATTCTAGCCATTGCAAACCCCCGTCGATGGCTCGGTGAGCCCTCGCGAGGATTCGGGGAGTAACAGCAACACGGGCGGGATATTTCCTGCAGTCATTTCCATTCCCTCTGTGGTGAGTTTTTTTTATCAGGCATCATAAACGCCAAAATCACGACGCATTATGTTGGCCCCGGTTGTGAGAATCAATACCCCTCGTTCTTCACGCTTCCTTAACAGTCGGAACAAAGTCAGGGTATTCCTCTGGATAGAAAATCATATCCCTTGTCAGTCCCTGATCTTTGTATATTTCCGCGAGGAGTTTGGCGGTGAATAGGGTGGGAATCTGCTCCCCGGTTTCGATTCTTGAGATACTGCTTTTATTGAGCGCGCAGGCGGCCGCAGCCTGAACTGTGTCCCAGCCGCGAGCAATGCGGGCCCTTCGTAGTGGCGAATCTTCCATAGCAATCTCCGGTTGCATTGTAGACAACCGTAATCTATCATGCCCTTGAAGCAAACACCACCACAAACAGGAGACACCATGAGCAACGACAACGAAAAGTCTGGTGTTATTGTCGACATCGATGGTAAATCCATCGAACGGATAACCCCCGGTAACATCCAGCAACGTCCGGCAGCGTCCAACGCCATCGCAGCGGCAGCCGACAAATCAGCCACCTTCCTCTCTATGATCGAACGGGTTGCCACCAACCCGGATGCCGATATCTCCAAGATGGAGCGCCTCTATGACATGTACAAGGACATGCAGGCAGAGCAGGCCAAGGCAGAGTACAACTCAGCCATGGCGCTGGTTCAGGCGGAAATCCCGGCGGTAAAGAAGAAAAAGAAGAACGAGCAGACCAGCAGCATGTATGCCGAGCTGGAAGATATTATCAATGCCGCCAGACCGATCTACACACAGCACGGATTCTCGGTTTCATCTTATGAGGGCAGGGCTACCGAGCTGAATCCAATACTTGATGGTGAAATCAGGGTGTGCGCTGATGTTTCCCATAACGGCGGGGATACTCGCCACTTCGAGTATGACGTTCCTCTCGATATGACAGGCATAAAAGGGAACGTCAACAAGACCAAGGTACACGCCAAAGCAAGCTCGGTGTCCTACGGGTTGAGATATCTTTTGAACCTGATATTCCTTATCGAATTTGAAGGCGCTGACGATGACGGCAACGCCGCCGGCGCCGGCATCAAACCCGGGCAGGAATACGAGCGCATAACCGATGAACAGGCCCTGCAGATCGAGTCCAAGATAACGGATAACGACCTGAATATGGAAAAGTTTATCAAGTTCCTGCGCGCCCGCTACCAGATGGGACTGAAAGCCCCGA